TTCCCTTTACACCAAGCGCAAGCGCCAGGGCCGGCGTTTCTTGGAAGACTTCCTTAGCCAACAAGTAGCCAAAGCCGCGAGGATTGTCCAACGCTCCGCCGCCGATTGCGCCGAGCGTGTTGAAGAATCCCTTAGCGTCCCTTACTCGCGTATTCCAGTTGTCAACTTGATCTTTAATATCTTGCGGGATGTTCCCTTCAACCGTGCTTGCTGCTTCTCGCAGATAACGGTTCATAAAATTGTTGGGATCGGCGTTCGTCAGCCAGTTCCAGTTGCCCAACATGTCCTGTGCAAGACCAACCGCAGAGTCAACAACAAGCGTTGCCGCTGTGCCGCCGCCAAGAGCGTCAATGACGTTCTGCGCCGTCTGTCCTGCGCCGGTCGGCAAGAACTGTCCGGCAACAGTAACACGCTGCCCCAAAGCGCCGGGCACACCGGCATCTGAGAAGCCAACTTCGTAGTTGACGCCGGGAGTTCCGGGCGGCTTGTTTGTGGCAAAGATGTTTGCGTTCGGGTCGTCTTTGAAATAACTTGCGTCGGCAACACGGTCGGCAGTCAGTTTCGTACTAATCGGCAGAACGCCACCAGTCCTACCACTCATCCACTGGCTAACAGCATCACGCAGACCTTGCTCATCATTCAGGAAGATGTAACCTGCCATCCGCGATAAGGTGCCGCGATCAAGTTTGTTTACATCTACAAGGTCACTGACCAAGTTTGCTGCCCTGGCCTGATTCTCATGGGTGATGTATGCCCCAGTGCCAAGTTGATTGCCGATAGCGAACTGACCTGTAGTGCCTGTGCCTGTCGTGCCCGTCGTGCCCGCTGTGCCGGTTGTGCCAGTAGTGCCCGCGCCCGCAGTCGGCAAAGTTCCCGATGTGCCACCAATGACATCAAGAAGATCATCGACATCGCTCAACCCCGTGGCCTGCAAATCCCCGCCGGTAACCTGTGTGGTGCTACCCGGAGTTGTGCTTGTTAGTCTAGATACATTAGACTCTGCCGATCTTGCACTTAATGATTGACCCAACTGACCCGCCGCCAAAATTGCGCCGGGTATGTTTCCTTTTCTATATGCATCAACTATTGATACCGCTTTGGCTGCAATAGCCGCATCTGGATGATTAATTAACCCTGCGGCAGCGTTTGCCCATGCAGAAATATTATTGCTACCGGCAACAGCAAGACGTCCAATATTAACAACGGACTGTGCTTGCTGTGGATTTAGCCCTGTAAGGTTTGCAATACCCCCAGACACCCCTGCGTTTACACCACCAGTCACTGCGCCGGTAATGATATTACTTGCGTCGCCAGTTACCAGGGCGCCGGGCACGGCAGTAACGGCGCCCCGCACCGCTCCACCAACAATATTTGCTCCTGTCTGCCCAAGCGTATCAATAACTGCGCTACTTGCTGCATTGCTAATTGGTGTTGCCACCTGCCCAGCCACCTGTCCAGCATAAGCAAGAGCAGCATTTTTTATAATCGTCTCAAGGTCTGCGCCACGGGCGGTGCTAATCGCCGCAGACGCAATCCAGGGGGGAACTCCTGCCAGTGTGGCTACGGCGCCAACAATCTCAGGTCCATATTTAACAAGGGCGCCAGGATTGCTAACGTGCTCTCGTATTAGTTGGCCAGATGGCGAATAGAAAGAAAACTTCGTGCCGCCTTCTGGTGTTGGCGTTGTAATGTATGTCTCTTGAAGATTGCCGGATGAATCAAAAACGTAACTTGAACGGCTTGTTCCCTGCACCTTTGATAGTTCATAGCCGCCCGGCGTCTCATAAACCTCATAATCACGCCATGTCGCCGTTCCAGGCTCGGCCCTTCCTTCTGTCTGAACGTAGTTAAACCCAATATTTCCAGACCGCAGATCGTTTACAAAGTCTGAAACGACGCTGCCTGTTTGTTGTGCCGCAGTAGGTGTGGGTGTAGGAGTTGGAGTTGTAGGCGTCGGCGTCGGCGCAACACCAAGATCACTAGCCGTCAGCGTCTGACCAGACGTATCCGTGAGGATGGCTGTTGTCGGCGTTACCGCTGTAGGCGTGGGTACAGTCGGGGCAGTGGGCGTCGGGACAGTCGGAGTAGGAGTGGGTGTGGTTGGTGCAGGAGCGGGGGCAGTAGCCCGGGCCTGATACTCAGGCGACTTTAAGAACTCTGACCGAACCATCTCGGGCGTGTACCCCTGAGTGTTCATGGCATTCAGCCAGAAGTTGAACCCGCCCTCATCCGGCGCACGGTTGAATACGCTTTGGTACAGACCCGTCAGAGTTTCTGCATTGTTGGGCTGCGCCGTCTGTCCACCTACGATGTTCCGCAGGTCCTGCTCTGTCGGCTCACGCTCATCGAAGAAGTTGGTCGCCATGATCTTATTGCGTCAGGTCGTAGAAGGACAGCGACCCGATGCCGCCACCAGAACCCGCGCCGCCTGTTGTCACCACTCTAGCAGCCAAGGTGTAGATGTCGCTCACGCCCGCCAAAGATGCGCCAAGTTGCAAATCCCAGTTGTAGGAATTCACAGAAGCAAGCGGCGTGGGGCCAGACTTGCCCGTGGTGAAGGAACTTGACGCAATGATGCCGCCCGTCATGGCGGTGGCCGAAATATCAGATTCGACGTTTACATCCGAAGACACGGCAGACCACGACGGTCCGGTCAGCGTTGGATTTTTAATCAGCGCAAGTTCGTAGTTGTCCGCCGTTGTGGGCAGGAAGTTAAGAGAAGAAGGAACGACAACCGCCCCAAGCGCCGTTGACGCCAACCGTATGGACACTATGGGGTAGAACGAAGTCGTGATGGTTGAACCGGAAGTCGCGTTTATCCGTCTTGCCACATGCTCGATGGAGGTTGCCTCATATCCGCCTTCAGAGATTACGGATGAGCAGATAGACTTCATCGAAGCCGCCACCGCAGAAGTCGCGGTTCTAATCTCATACCGCACCGGCAGGATAGCCGTGGTCATGTAGACGTTGGTGATGTTGTTGGCGTTGTTGAATGTGTGGCAGACGATGTACTGGCCGTTGATGATGAAGCCGCACCGCACCGACCCTACGCCCAACCACTCAAAGTCCATCCACAGAATCTGAGCCTTGCTTGCGTCAAGCGTGATGCCCGAGTCTCCGGTGCCGTCTAACTTGTCGCCGTTCCAGTCATCCTGATTTACCGTGCGGGCATCGGAGGGCGTCCCCGTGACCGAAGACCGGAGAACAAATGAGTAAACGCCGCCCACGCGCTGAAATAACACTCCGTTGCTGTCGTTGAAGTAGCCCACCCGCTGCGTGAGGTTCAGGCTCTGGTTGCTGTCCATCACAAAGGTGGCAAGCACCAACAACCCCTTACCCGGCTGATAGGGGAATGAGCGATAGGTCTGCCGAACGACGGTGCCCACACCACCTGCGGTCACTTCCATCTTCACTGTCGCTTCGTTGGGCAGGTATGTGGTTGAGCCCGTGCCGGTCGTGGCTACATCAAATTGGTTGTCTGCGGCGTATCGGTTCTGGCTGTCGAAGAGCGTATAGGGCTCACTGACTTGCAGCCGCCCAAAGGCGTCTACGTTGGTGCCGCCGATAGAGACTGGGATGGGTGATGTGGTTGCCACGATGCCCCTCAGTATTGCGTCCAAACGGTTGAAGTACAGACGCAGGACGTTGTTGAACTGCTCCTGATACCGAGAGTCGTAATCCCCTGGTGCCAGGGGAAGATTGGGCGGCGCAGGTACGGTGACATTTTCGACAAGCAGTGTCATCTGCGGCCATCCATCCGAACGTCGATACGGGGAGAACCCAACTGCCACGCTACGCCAAGCGCGGTGGACTCAGCCTTCATAATCAACTGACGCCCACGCACCCGGATGTAAACGATGTTGGTGAACTGCTCAATCGGCACCGTCGCCGTGCGCGTAACCGCTGCGCTACTTGACCCGCCCAAGGACTGCGGATTGTTAAACCCGGAGCCCGACCCCTTCATGGGGATGAGCGTCATGGTCAATGATGGGTTGTTGGCCGTCGAACCTACAAACGTCACGTCCGGCACCATGCGCCATACGAAGCCAAAGTTCTGCCCGTCCTCGATGTCAAATTCAGCAGATTCAATGTAGGCGTTGATTGCAGTGGGCGTCCCGGTGGCGTTGTCGTCCACGCCGTTCTCGTGCTCTACGATATTGCCCAGGTACGTTGCGGCAATCGGGTACTCCAACAAACCCGAATCAAGCCAAGCCGTCCGTGCCAAATTCCCGTAGTACCAAATCTTCTCTAGGTAGTTGTAGACAACGTACCGATCAACGGAAAAAGAGTTGGCCGAGCAGTAGAACCACCAGACTTCATTGAAGCCCTCGTTGGTCCCGGCAAATACCTGAGCCGCTTGAGACTGATTGAAGTCTCCAAACACATGGCGTCGCAAGTCGCAGGGCAGCGTTTGCACGCGACCATCGTAAGCGTAGAACTTATCCACGCCCATCCAGTAGATTACGCCCGAGCCGATTGCCACTGCGTTCGGTCCTTCGATGGAGATGTTGCTGCCCAGAATCTGAGCGTTCCAAACATCCGGTGCTCCAAGGTACTGCATGGAGTAAACGGCAGAGTCCGTAAACACCACGATTTCCTGACGGGCTTGGATGGCCGTAACGATTTCACTACCGTCTGACAGCCTCAGACTGCCTGCCTGATTGGTTGCTGCCGGGGTCCAATCCGTCGCGCTTTCTTGGTCAGACCACCGGATCAGCATGGGGTCTAGGACAGAGGAGCCAATCTCGTTGCATCCAAAAGCAAAGACAAAACGGTTGATGTCGGACACGAAGACCAAGTTCTGCTTGGTCGGTACGCCGTTGGCACCGGACACGGTGGAGAGATCAACTCCACGAGTGTTTACACCGGTCGTGGCATCCCAGTAGTACATCCCACCGCCACGGGGGCCAAACACCAAGTCTTCACCCCAGTTCTTTTGGCTCCACAACTGAATTGCTGTGTTGGACGTGCCGCCAATACCCCAAGCGCCAGACCCCCAAGTGCCTGCGCCCCATCCGTTCAGGGGAATTGCAAATGCGGAACCGGTGTTTACTTGATAGGCCGCAACAACCGAAGCACCGCCGCCAGGAGAACCGGCAATCGCCGTGGCGTTTGGCACCACAGAGATCGTGATCGTGTAGGTGTTGGAGTTGATGACGGTGACCTGAAACTCTTGGTTCAGGACCGCTGCGGTCACGTTGGTTCCTGCACTGCCGATGGCCACTGCACCGCTGAAGGTCACAAAGTCACCCGTCACGCAGCCATGAGCCGCGTCGGTAACCGTCACCGTGGTTGAGGCGGTCAGTGCAAACGGGTTATTGAGCGTGACCGTATCACGGATGGGCGTGATGTCGTTGTAGATGCCGCCGCGCTCAATATAGAACTTCAGGTTGGTACCAACGCCAACCAGATTCAGACTGCCCAGGGTGACCCAGTTCCACAGGGAACGGCAGACACCAAGAAACGTACTGGCAGAGATACGAGTCCACCCGCCAATCTTCTCAGGCGTACCCTGGCGGAAGCGTACCTTGTCGCACTCATACCAACCGTTCTCGTTGGTATAGCGGGTGTTCTCTTTGTTTACACCGGGCTTGAGCGTGAGTTTCTTCAGCGGCATATCGGTATTCTCCCGTCAAGACAGGAAAAGGGCAATCTCGGCTTCCCGGCGCTTAACCAGACCCGGCAGGACTTTGCCACCGCCCATCGTCCACTGGCGGAAGGCTTCTGCCGCCCCGTTCCAGTCGTCCCGGTTGGCACGCATCCTGATCTGACTGCGCTGAAGATTGCCTAGCCCTGCATTGAAGGAAAAACTGACCAGAGCGTCAAAAGAGCCTTGACGGCCAGATACGCCGGGAACAAGTCGAAGAACACCACGTTCAAAATTCCCGACATCATCACGGAATAGTTCGTCGATCTCCGTCTTAGTCCAGACACGGCTGTCCTCCGGCTTCAGGGGAAACTCGTTGCGGAGCATCCCGGTGTAGCCTTCCTTGCGGATGACCGGGAGCCTGATCTGCTCTTGGTACAGGACGTGGCCATAGCCAATCGTCCAGATGTGGGCAGGACAAAGGTAGGGTT